GATGAGTGGGAGTTATTTTATTTATTAATTGAAAATAAACCAATACCATCTTTGCATACACACAGTTATGGATTTCATACAAGAAATGGTAGAGGTATAATAGAAAGAATTAAAAGTTATTATTATGAAAACATATGAAGTAGCAATTAGCAGAACCTACACAAGTCGTATAACATTAAAATTTCCAGATGATGGTAGAAATCATATGGATATTATTGATGAAAAAATATCAGCAGGAAATCAAGATATATGGGATCTAATAGCTGAAAAAGAATTAGAACAAATGGAGGTAAGTGATGAAAATTGGGAAATTAGTGAATTAAAAAAATAAATAAATAAAATTATGGGACAATATTATAAACCAGTATCAATAGACAAAATGGAATCATTATACTCACATGACTATGATAATATGTCAAAGTTAATGGAACATAGCTATATAGGCAATGATTTTGTAAAAGTAGCAGAATATCTTTTATCACCAAAAGGTCAGTGGCACATGCACAGCTTTGTATGGGCAGGAGATTATGCAGACAACGAAATAGATAAAGATAATAATTTGTTTATGTTAACAGAAGATAAAGAGTTAAAAATTAAAAATATACCACAAGAAAATATTGGTAATTTTATAGTTAATCATACACAAAAACAATATGTAGACAAATCTATTTGCCCTACAGACAAAGAAGGATGGTGCGTACACCCTCTTCCTCTATTGACTGCAGATGGTAATGGTAGAGGAGGCGGAGACTATCGTTTGCACAATGCCTGGGTAGGATCATGGGCAAAAGATGTTATATCGGTAGAAAAAGAAGCTCCTAAAGATTATACAGAAATAGTACCTAACTTTAAAATGGATTAATTATGAATACAGAACAAATTTTAAAACAATACAATTTAGATTGGAACGTAGTTAAAAAACCATTATTTTATGATGGACAAATAGGCAATACATTTGGTGTAATGAATGTAGAACAAAAATCAACCCCATATTATGCATTGGTAAGAGAAGATACTGGAGAGGTATTTAACTCAGTATCAAAAGCTTACGAGCCTACACAAAATTATACTATCATAAACACTTTGCAAGAAATTGCAGGACAAAATGATTTAGTTATAGTAAAAGCTATGGCTATAAATGGTGGTAGAAAAATTATTGTACAAATGAGAAAACCAGAAGGTCATAAAATATCCATAGGAGATGAACAGACAGAACAATATGTGTATGCTGTAAATGGTCATGATGGTTCTTCATCATTAAAATTTGGATTTATAAATAAAGTTGTATCTTGTCAAAATCAATTTGCATGGTTATCTGGCAACTCTTTTTCTGGGTATAGACATACAAAATCTATACAAGATAAAGTAAAAGATTTACCAAAAATAATTAACTTTACAGATCAAGAAGATAAAATTATAGATTTACAATACATGAGCAAAACTACCGCAAGTGCTAGTTTAATCAATGATTTAGTAGATTATCTTGCTAAAACAGATAAAGAGTTACCAATATCTTCTAGAAAAGCAAATATAGTTAGAGATTTGTCTGCTTGTATTTATACAGAAACAAATAGAATATCTAATACTTTATGGGGTGTGTTAAACGGTGTTACATTATATACAACACATTATAAATCTACACCTAATAGAGATTTTGGTAAAGAAGAATCCATATATACAGGATCATCTTCTAAAATGAATAATAAAGCTTTTGATTATCTTAAAAGTTATATTATAAATAATTAAAACAAATAAAGATGGGGGGAGGTGGCTAGGGACGATGTAATCTATGCGCGCGTATCCTCCCCCTTCTTTTACCATTATTAATAAAAAAAAATAAATATATGAAACTAATAGTATTAGATTTTTTTAAAGACATTACTTATATGTATACTCTTGACGAAAGAATAGACGATACAGATGTAGATGCTAAATTGGTAGAAATGGGACACAACCCTAAACATTGTCAATGGATGTTAACTAAAAATGATATTATAATAAAAGAAAATTGGAAAAAAAACAAATAACTATGAATTATGATAAATGGAAGCTAAGTAACCCAGTAGATGACGGTTACGGTTATGACATGGTAAGCAATTGCTGTGGTGCTAGAGTGTGTGATGAAACAGATGTATGTTTTAGATGTAAAGAACACTGTGAACCGATAGAAGACTATGAGTATGAAGCTATACAAAAAGAAAATTATCTAGAAGATAGGGCAGACGAAGAAAGATATAGTAAATAATTATATATTTGTTAGTTAAAACAAAAAATTATGGAATTACACGAAATTGAAGAATGTCTATTAGGTAAAATCATAGTAGAACCTAAACTATTAGACAAATATGCAATATTACTACACAAAAATTTATTTTATAATGATTTTAACAAATCAGTTTATCATGCTATAGATGATTTGCATAGTAAAAACAGAACGATAGATATTCTTACAGTTTCTAAATTAGTTAAAGGAGAAAATGTTGCATATCATCTATCAAAAATGACTGATCGGGCTTTTAATGTAATAGAAACATTTACATGTATAGGTATATTATCAGAAGAATATCAAAAAAGAACTTTAGTTACTGCTGTTCATGATGTAAGCAATAAGTTGTCTAATCATGAAGAACTAGAGCTTATTGTAAATGATTTAAATACAGCTATAAACAAAGTACAAATAGGTACACCTGAAAAGCTAAGTGATCTAAAAACACAAGTAACGCATTTCTTAAAAGACGTAGAAACAAGAATGAACACAGAGGGTTTGTTAGGTATAGCATCTGGATTCAAAGATATAGACAGATTTACAGGTGGCTGGCAAGAAACAGACTTGATTATTGTAGGTGGCGCATCATCTATGGGTAAAACTAGCTTTGCTTTAGCCCTAGCATACAATGCGGCTAAATATACCAATACAGCTTCTGTTATATTTTCTTACGAAATGTCTGCTTTACAATTATTAAGAAGAATAGCTTCTATGGAATCTGGTATAAGTAATAGATATATAACTAATGGTACTTTAAACATGGATGAACTAAAAAAATTACATAGTTCTGTAACAGAAATACAAAATTTACCATTATTTATAGATGAAGCTAGTATTACATCTTTAGCTTATTTAACACATAGAATAAAAGAATATGCTAAAAATAAAAATGCTAAACTTGTAATGATAGATTATTTACAGCTAGTTAGCTCTAAAAACAAATCTGGTAGTAGAGAACAAGAAGTTAGTAAAGTGGCTAGAACCTTAAAAAATCTAGCTAAAGAATTAAACATAACTATTATTGCCCTAAGCCAACTAAATAGAGGCGTAGGTATGCGTAATAATAGTAAACCAACATTATCTGATTTAAGAGAATCGGGCGAAATAGAACAAGCTGCAGATGTAGTTATGCTTATATATCGTCCTGAATATTATGGTATAGAATATAACGACAATGGTAATGAAAGTAAAGGTACAGCTAACATTATATTTGCTAAAGGCAGAAATATAGGTGTTGGCGAAGTTACCTTAAAATTTATAAGTGAAATAACTAAATTTATTGATTATGATTAAAATAAGTAAAATAGGTAAGTACCCTATAATATCACTAATAATACTAGCGTCTATTATTTTTATACTAGGCCCTGTATTATTTTCTGTTATATTGGCTGGCATTATTGTATTGCCAATATATTTAGCTGTTCAATTATTGGGAGATAAAGATTAATTTTATATCTTTGTCTTACATGGAACAAAAGAAAATAGAAAAATCTAAACTAAAATCTATTGTTGCAGAAATTGCACACGATTTAGGAATTGACAAAAAACTTGTAAGACAAGTATTACTTCTAACATTTAAAGAAATAGCTATAACATTATTACTAAAAGGTAAACCTGTAATGATTAGAAGATTTGCAAAATTTGTAGTTGCAGCAGCATCTATAAGAAAAATTAGAAAAACAAAACAAAAAAATAAACAAAAATGAATTTAAACGATTTAACAAAAGAATTACCATACAAGTGGCGTGTACAGTCCACTAAGTTTGGAAAAACTACCTGTGTAGCCTATATAGACGCTAGGGACTGCATGGACATATTAGATGAAGTATGTGGTCCAGATAGATGGCAAAGCATATTCTATGAAGAAAATGGATTGCTTTTCTGTAAAGTAGGAATTTTATGCAATAAAATAAATGCAAAAAATAGATATGAAGGAGAAAACTGGGTATGGAAATCAGACACAGGATCAGAATCTAAAGTAGAAAAAGACAAAGGTCATGTATCAGATGCATTTAAACGTGCATGTGTATCATGGGGTATAGGTAGATTTTTGTATAGATTACCAATACAAACTTTAACTACAAAACAATGGAAGGGTAAAGACTATCCATATGCACCTGAAAAAGATAAAATTATATTTGATGGAGATACACTAACAAAGTATATTAACTGGAAAATTAAAAACAATAAATAATGGCAAATGATCCTATAAACGAAAAGTATGCTTCTGCATTACCTAAAAACAGTATAAACACACCTATAGTAAAAACTGTAGAAGAATTGACTGTAGAATTAAAAATTGCTAATACTGATAAACATAGGTTGCAAGCATATAATGAGTCCTTAAAACACCATATTATGGACTTACAAGAGCAAATAAATAATATAAAACAAATATTAAATAGAAAGAAAGATGATACTACCATTTAATTTAAACACTACAACACAAACTAAAGCAAAAGGAGAAAAGTTTGAATATATACAGCCTGGATCACATGAATGTGAAATTACAGGTATAAGCACATCAGAACAATTAGAAGACTATAAAGGCTCACCATTTATAGATTTTAAAGTAAAAAGTAATCAAAAAATTGGTAAATGTAGATTTTGGGCGGTAAAAGAATCAGACAAACCATCTACAAAAGAATGGAAAACTAAAACTTTAAAAGACTTTTTAATAAATGCAGGAGTTAGAGATTTTAGCGATGATAGCAATGCTATGAATGACGCTATTGGTAAATCTTTAATGATAGCATTTATATCTGAAGAGTATATAGGTGTTAATAGAGAAACACAAGAGCCTGTAATTAGAACAGCTATAAAATATAGATGGTCTGCTAAAAAAGGAGGTAAGTGTACATACAACCAAAACATGAATCAAACATTATCTGATGTAGATATGGCTGATTTTAGTACACGACACAGTGAATGGAGTAAAGCAAATTCTGCGGTTAATAATACAGAAGAAGATGAAGATATGCCATTCTAAAAAATAAGAGATAAAAAATCCCTAGGGTATCAGGTAGATGTAGTATAGCTATATCTTTAAGACTTAAGTGCGCCAAATTACCCAAGGGTGCAACTCTTACAATTTTACTATATTTGCAATATGGACGAAATTTTTATAGCAGGAAATGTCCCATCTAGCAAAAATGGTAAAAGATGGACAGGTAAGTATTTAATACATTCAAAAACAGTAATGAACTATATAAAAAATACAAAACAAGATTGGCTAGACAATAAAGATAAGTTTTTACAATTATTAGAAAATAAACAAGCCCCATATAAAATTAAATTTACATTTGTTAGAAATAGTAGAAGAAAATTTGATTATATAAATCCTTGTCAAACTGTTCAAGATCTTATGGTTAAATATGATTACATACAAGATGATAATTGTGATTATATTTTACCCTGTTTTGGTAAATATAAACATGATAAAAATAATTCTGGAGTTATAATAGAAGTACTATGATAAGAGATAAATATATAAATAATTTTATATTAGATTACTGTAATTTAGTAAAAACTACTAAAGAAGCAATTTGTTCTAAATGCAGAAAAAGAGATACTGTAGAAAAACGTATGGTTATAGCACATTTTTTAAGAAAAAAAATTAAAATGTCTTATCAACATATAGGTAATATATTAAATAAACATCATGCAACAATAATACATTATAAAGGATTAACAAGTGATATGTTAGAAATATATCCACATATTAAAACTTTATATAATTTAGCTAATCAAGCTTATGAGATGAATAAAGAAACTTTATATATATCTTATGGAGAACCAAGTGTATTACAGAAAAAAGAAAGAGAGCTAATAGATATTCTCTTAGATAAAAACAAACAACTACAAAATAAAATAATTAATTTAGAAAAAGAATTAGATGGCAACAAAAACTAAAAAAGAAAAAATTAAAATAATGGGCAAAGAGTATAAGGTAGACTCTATTGTAAATGAAACCTTAAAAAATATGTCTAGCGCATTACATTCACATGAAGTAGCTTTATTAAGTTGGGTTCATAAAGACTATAAAGGTGCAGACACAAAACAAGAAAAAGAATTATTTAGAAAAAGTTTACATGATTATTGTATGCAAATACCTGACGCAGTAAACATACTTGTAAGAATGCAAGAATTAGACGAACAAACCGAAAAAGAAAAAGAAAATCAAAACAAAGAAGAGAAAGATAAGGGAGCAAAAGAATAATTTACTACTTTTGTAGAACTTTTCTCGTCCATAGTTTATATGGTTTTTTGTTTTGTGTGTGTTAGAGCCTTCCTTCGGGAGGGCTTTAATACAAATACAAACAATAAATATGCAATTAATAGAAAATCACAACTTAACTCACGACACATACTATACTGATAACGAATATGTATCTAACAGTATGCTGAATAATTTATCTGGTAAATCACCAGAATATTTTAGGTTTATAATGGATAATCCACAACCACCTACAGCTTCTATGAAATTTGGATCAGCATTACATATGAATGTATTACAACCAGAAGAATTTAGTAAACATTATATAGTTTCACCAAAATTTGATAAAAGAACTAAACAAGGTAAGGCAGATTATGCAGAATTTATAAACAATAATATGTTTAAAACAGTTATAACAGAAGAAGAATATTTACAAATAACACAAATAACTGATAAACTTAGAAATGATGAAGATGCTAACTTAATGCTTACTCAAGGCACTAAAGAACATATAATAGCGTGGAATAATGAAGAATATGATATTAAATGTAAAGGCATGCTAGATGTTTATAGAAGAGATGATATTTTAGGTCACAACTATATAGTAGATCTTAAAACTACACAAGATAGCTCATATTATGGTTTTTCTAAATCTATGAAAAAGTTTAAATACTATAAGCAAGCTGCTTTCTATATGGACGCTATAAAAGCAACAGAATTTTACATTGTAGCTGTAGAAAAAAATCCACCTTATAGCATTAACATAATACAGATAGGTCATGATTTGCTAGACAAAGGTAGAGAAATGTACAATAATGATTTAGAAATATATAAATATTGTAAAGAAAACAATTATTGGCCTACCCAAGGATATGACTATACAGATAAAACATCTGAAAGAATTATACACATAATGAATGATGACATATTATGAATCCAAAATATAAAGATAATTTTATAAAATACTTACTAAAGTTAGTTCCTGATAATATAAATCAGGAATTTAACTTTGAAGTAACACAAGACAAAACAGGATATATAAGAATTAACAATAATAATATTGAGTCTGTTTATTTGGTTTGCAGGCCAAAACAAAACTCTAATTTACAAGGAGAAATATTTATAAAATACAAATTTACAGATAAAGAAGAATTTGTGTTTGATAAAATTTATTATCGTCCTGATGGCCATAATGAATATAGATATAATAAGGATTTAAAAATAGATGCAATATATTTAAGAGGTTATGCTATATTGCCACAGTTAGATCCTTATACAAAAAAACATTATTTTGAAATACTAAAAGAATGGGAAAAATTAGATACAGTATTAAACAAAAATAATGATTATATATCTA